CTTAGATTTTATATGCTCCTGAAGGTTTTTAACATAGTACCAGTATTCGTAGTAAAACATTTCCTCAACTTCAGATGGTTGCATTCTAAGATGTACGCCCAGATAGAACTTAGTCTTAAAGTAATTCTCCAGCGAGATCTGAAATAATGAAAAGACTTTTGATGCCACCTGGGAAATCAAGAGGGGCTTTCGCGATCTCCCCGTCGTATTCCATTTCAAGTGTTGTTTCAACTCCAATTTTCATTTTCTCAGCAAGTCTATAGATAACCATAAACTTGTTTTGATCCCATGATTTGTAATCAACTTCTAAGTTAAAGATCTTAGGTAAATTTAATTGTCTCCAATCCGGTGTGATATAAGGTAGAACTTGAATAAACGCTTTGTCAAATTCAACTTCTTTTTCTTGGCGATCCTTTAGGTATTTAGTGATCTCTTGCATAACACCAATTGAAGGTGGACGCATTCTAACTTCACCAGCAGATCTAGTCTTAATCACATAAGTTCTCTCTTTTGAACTATAGTATGCCTCGATTTCATTAGGAACTTGAGTGGCTACCAAATATCTTGAAGCTAATTCGATATCAACTGCTTGTTTGGTGTGTTCAGTCTTACCCTTTAGAATTAACTTGTTTTCTGGTTCAGGGAAAGTAAGATCTCTGATACTTAATAAGATAACAATTCTATCCTCTTCTAAAATATCCTTATAAGATAATTTTTTATCTCCTGCAGTAATCTGCGTACACATTTCTACGATATGGTTTAATTTCTCTTCCATATCGATATAGTTATTCTCATCCATAGTTGAGAAGTGTCTAATCTCAGCAGCCCTCGCAGATCTAATTTTGATAACTGTTTCGTGTGGGTAGAATTTACCCTTTGAAGGTAATTCTTCTTGATCTAAAACCATCCACCCTAGAAATTGATCAGCTGATTTATCAGGTCTAGCTTGGCCAAAATTATCCATATTGACTTTACCAAGTCCTTTAGATTCTACAGCATTCAACATTTCTACAGCAACATCCTCAACTTCTTGATTTACCGGAGGATTATTGATATGATCTCTAGCTTCTAGCATTGCTTTAGCAGCTTCTTCTTTTTTGTTTAATTCGTCGCTCATTTTATTTGTTATTTAGGTTTTTTACTTTATTTTTAATAAATGACTGTTGTTCAATAGATTTGATACTTAGTTCTTTTTTTATTAAGTCTCTAATCCATGCACTAACAGATATCGGTCTAGATTCAGTATCTAGGGCTTCATTTAAGATGACACGGTTTACCGATGCCACCTCATCCTCAGTTAAGAGTACTTGAAGCTTTTTTGTTAGTTTATGATTATTCATAATATTTTGGTATGTTAATAATATATTATATTTATCTTGCAAAAAATAAGAAGATAACTTGCGTTACCTTCTTATTAAGAGTGTGTGTTTATTAGTTTACTTCTTCAGCGTACACATCAGATCTCCAAGTGATCTCTAATGTTTGTACATCTGCAGCGCTATAATCTAAAGCGTCTGTGAAACCAAGACCAGATGTGATGAAACAATCATCTAGAGTAATCTTTCTCCAAATGTCACCTTCTCTGTTGAATTGTACGATTACAATTGTTCCTACGTAATTCTTTTTCAAGCCCATTTCACCAGTTTCTGGATTATATTGTGCTCTGTACCATTGACGTAATGTTTTGTACAAGTACGCTTGGTTAGAATCGTTTAGGTTCAATGAAAAGTTAACAGTAACATCGATTGACGTGTTATCTACCATACCAGCGAATGATCTAGTAGCGAACTTATACTTCTGTTCGATGGCTGCAACTTCCTTATGTAAACCTGCAAGACCTGAGATAGTATTTACGTGTTGTAATAATAACTCTTGTCCAGCTACACCATCGGGAGGTAGAATTGTCACCTCAAACAGGTTAGCCTGTACTGGTTCGAAGTTCTTGCCCTTCTTCTGTGTTTGATCTTCTGAATAATGTGGTAAAGCCATAATTTGTATGTGTTTATTTTATATATCTAATTTTGTTATGCAAAGTTTCCGGTTGCAATTTCACCCGTGTTCAAGATAGTTACTCTCGATACTAAGATCTCAAGACCTTTAACTGGCTCAACAAAAGTATCTAAGATACCCATATTATTATCGATCACGTCATTGGTGTTGTTTGTTCCGTCCATAATGTTTCTATAGTCGTATACACCCCCGTCTTTCTTCACTGATTCCATAAATGAATCTGCTAAAGTTTTAATCTCTAATCTAGTTTGAGCGTTGTTGAACTCGAATAAGTAGTTCTTCAAGATCTCTGCAAGACCATCTTCAATGTAGATCATCGCTTCTCTCACGTGAGCTGAAGACAATGCTGATTGAATTGATTGTTGTGCAGTCTTATTACCTTTGATAGTTAAACCAACTCCTCTTTCGAATACGATTGGGTTAATACCGAATGGCTCTAAGTTATCTCTGTCATTCTTGTCAAATGCAAATTCTAAACCTTGTACACCTGTACCACCTACAATACCTCTTCTTGGACCTGCGATGATTGACCATGGCAATGCGTCTAAGTATTTGTCAATGTAGTTGTTAGATACGTAAGCTGCTGGTGGAATTACTTTAGTTCTTCCGTTCTCAATTACATTAAGACCAGGAGAGTAGTAGAAACCAAAGTTAGCACCTTCGTTAATAGAAGGTAATGTGTAAACTGCAGTTGGGTTAAGTTCTAAGTTACCTCCAGTTGCAACTAATCTTGTATCAAATGCACCTGTGAAAGTATCTTTGAATGAAGGGTTAGTAGCTGCTTTAAATTCTTTTACCATTGGTGCGTTAAGAATTGCAGAAGCATTTTGTCTTTCTTTACAAAGTTGAGTAATTTCTTCTTTGTTAAGGATGCCTCCAGCTTCTAATGAACCAAATGTATCAACAATATATCTGAAAGTGATAGCATCTTTATCAAGTAAAGTATTTGACAAACCATTACCTGGTTTCAATTGAGTTAACAATTCAGCGATTGACTTTTCAGTCTGGGTTGCTGCTGCCAATGGGAATATTGTGTATGTTGTAGTAGACTCTTCATATCTCTTAAGAGAGTAAGCAGGTCTAGAAGATACAGGTCTGTGACACTCGAATGTGTACATATTAGATCCACCAACAACTGTTTTGATAATTCTCTTAATTCTTGCTAGTTTACCACCGTCAGCTGGTACATACATACCTACTGAAACTCCTGACCAGTCAAATGTGTCATTTGCTAAAGTAGCAGATAAAACAAATCTACCAGCACCTAAATCAGTGAATGAGTAATTGTCAGCCAATGTTGGTAACATTACCACTCTAGAGTTAGGCTCAATGTCAGTGTATTCAATTGTTGTAGAAGCTGCTCTTAAAGAAGCTGTAAGTGAACTAGCCGAAGCAGTTTCGTATGTTGCACTAAATTCTGCACCGCCTGCAGGTACAACTCTTACAACGTTAGTTCCACCAATATTGTACAATTCAGTTACTGTAGCAATTTGAACATAATCAATTCCGTTAGCTGCTAATAAGAAGCTACCTGGGATAAGACTACCTGCAGTCAATAATTGACCCGCTGGTTGTATACCGTCAGTAGGACATGCAATGTGAAGTTCACCATCAACAACTGTAATTGGACCTGCCAAGAATGTTGCATCAGTTCCAGCTGCGAAGTTTTCATAAGTCGAAGACTTAATAGCACCTTCAGCTTCAATGATTACATTACCACCATCTTGATCAATACTTGAAATTCTAGTGAATTCACCAGCTACTGCTGATCTTAAGAAACCTGCAGTTGAAATACCTGATGCAGATAAATCTCCTGTTGTTGCCCCTTCTATTGTTAATTCATCACCTGAAACACTCATTACTTTACCAAGTGCGATATACTCGCTAGTTGCATCTTGTTCAACTCTGTGAGAAAGTACTTTGTAATCTTGGTAAATATCAAAATTATTACCAACTAAGTCGATTTTTTCTAATGCATCTTCGTTGATTGCACAGAATAAACCAGTTCTTCTAGCTTCGATGTTTATCAAAGTCTCAATGTATAATTGACGACCTTCTTGATCTTGGAATTCAGGAATTAATGAACCGGTGTATTGAGCGATTAAGCTAACTTCTCTTAAAGCAGTGAATTTAGCCAATGAATCTCTAAAAAGACCTTTGTTATTAAAATAAGATCCGTAAGTTGGGTCATTGTTTAATACCGCAGCATCATAGTTACCTTTGAATACAAAAACATCTACCATGTAGTCTGATACGTATTCTAGATCTTCGATACCTTCTGGTACATTACCTTCACCATACCATTCTCTTGCAGTCATTTCAAAACCTGCAGTGTTAGCAGCTTGTCTTACGATGATTGAGATTGGCTCTTGCTTAATGTTAGCAAAAGTGATTGCATTGTTAGAAGTAACTGAAGTGTTACCTGCAGCTTCTAATGTTTTAAGATCAGATGGAACCCAAAATTTATCTGTATCAAAAATTGAGCTATATTGAACAGAAGCAGTAGTAGCGTCTAGACCCTCTTGAGAAGAGTTTGTTGCTGGTGAAACCAATGCAATTCTATCAGCTGCGTCTGCCGCAGTTAAATTTAATGCCAAGATCGGCCCTCTTGAAAGAGTTTCGATACATGATCTGTGGAAGTACATTCCTTGCTTTTCTAAAGCCTTGTCAATACCACCGAATACTTGAGTAAATTGCTCAACGTTTTCAATGAATACTGGTGTGTTGTAAGGACCTTTTTTAGATCTACCAACAACAAGTCTAATAGTCTCAGCTGGAATATTAACTGTCTGTGATTTGTCAAACTCTAAGCGATATACGCCTGAGCTCTTGAACTGTTGTAATTGAGGACTTAATGCCATAGTTGTTCTTATTTATTTTTTTTAACGTTATTATATATATCTGCTCTTCTTTTGAAATTTATTTATATTAGGTCATATATGTCATATTGTAAATCTCCGTCTCCTAAATTATCTTTATATAAAACCTTTTCCATTTCTTCATGGAGATCCGGATCTATAAAATCTAAAAGTTCTTCTATGTAATCTGCATAGTCAGTAGTATTAAAAAACTCCGTAGAACTAATAACAGTCATTACTGTATCATCGTTCCCCATCTGAGCCCCATAACCACCTCTTGGTAAACCTCCAAAAAGACTTGCTTCATTTATAGTAGTTTCATCTGTTATATTTATTCTATTTATCTTATATAGCTTTGCAAAATTCTGACAAAATATAGATTTATTGTCGGATTTTATCTTAATACCTGGTTTTAGGGTTTTAGAATCGTGGCGATGTCTAAACTTAACAATCATCTCATCATCAAACTCATTCTTTTGAGGGAAAACAGATCTTAAGAATTGGAATAAAACAGAACCATATGTGTTATATTCCACAATCATTTTAACATTCTCATTATAGAATATTTCACACGATAGAGTATATAAGACTTTTGCAAAATCTTCAATAACATGCTCGTTCGATCTAAATATACCGACTTGGTTTATTTTAAAGAAATCATACATCGCTCCTGGATTTATTGCATTGATAATCTCTTCTTTATTCATTGGTTCTACTTGGAATATATTAATAACCGAATAGTCACCACCATTACCTTCTGCAATATCAACTGAAAATACCCAAAAATTCTCTGGATCTTTAGTAGTATCGATATCAAAATCTGGGTCCCATATTAAATGATCTTTAACATCAATTGAAATATAATCAAATTCATCAAAATCATGATAAACATATTTCTTCATACGTTTACGCATTTTCTTAAGATCAATAGGATCTAATAATAGATTTGATGATGAAACGAATTCATTACCATACTGTCTATTAAATGCCTCAATAGTTCCTAAGTTACCTAATTCTCTTTGGTACCATGCATCATCTCTGTCTGGGTGTTCCCACCAGTCGATACGCATTGCTTTGTATTCATTATCACCTCTATCAGCAGCAGCATAGATTTCATAAAATTTGTTAAATCCATTTGGTGTTGATGTAATTGTAATACGAGATACTTTAGAAGCTGAAAGTGTAGGATAAACGTTTTCATAGAATGCATCCACAATGGTTGGGTGAATGTGTGCAAACTCATCTAAGTATAAGTTATGAATTGTAAATCCGATACCAGCCTTCGATGTGGTAGCTTGTCCAACTAGTCTACATCCGTTATCACAACGAACATTCATGACATCATACTTAATAATACCTGGTTTCATAAAGAATGGAACATTCTCAACTACAACCTTTGCTTTATCGATGATTTCTTTTGTAGAATCAGATTTGTTAGCTAAAAGTAAAGTGTTTTTATCAGTATTAAAGATTAAGTACCATGCGTTAAAGATCGAGGCCGTAACGGTTTTACCCATTTGTCTCGATGCAAGTACAATATTGAATCTTTCATTTTGAAAGTTTCTTAACATTCTTTTTTGATACTCCCTGAGTTTTACTTGCTGAATACCGTTATCAGTCATTACTACTGCATATCTCTCTGCGAAATAGACAATATCGGTGGCACATCTAGCTAATTCTGTAATCTCTTCATCGGTATATTCAAATACAATATTACCTTTACGTAAAAAGTTTTTACCTTCATAAAATGGCATAGCAACTTTAGGTCTAAAACCTTGATCCATTGCAACCATCAGATCATTTACTTGTTTAGTAGACCAAACAATTTTCTCTGACATTACTTCACCCTCATCCTTGGGGATCCATTTATTATCACCAATATATCCTTCTGACATTATTCTTCTGTTATTTCAATATCTTCAATATCTTCTAAGGCCTCTTTTTTAATACCCGCTTGAATTGCAGCCATTAGGTCCTTTGTACCTCTTTGTAAGTTTTTATTTTCTTTATCACCACCGGATTGTTCAATCTCTCGAACATCATCTCTCTTTTTATAGATCTCA